CATATTGCTTATTATGTTCTAATCGTTCTTTATTTTTACTATCTAAATTTTCATTTTCATCAGATTCGTAAAATTTTGGCGGAGGCGCATTTGGATCTACGCCAAAAATTATATTATCTGGAACATTTTGGTGTAATTTTACTAAATCATAATATTTTTCTATACTATTTATAGTAATGGGTGCAATTAAATAACTACACTTATTTTTTTTGGTTACATGGTCCCTTAAACTCGATTTTTGATGTGTATGATAATTACAAAAGTAACAATAATGCATCTTCATAAATTACTAATATATTATACATAAATATATTTTTTTAAATAGATATAATTATTTAATAAATTAACTATTTTACAGAATTTTTACAGAATTTTTACAGAATTTTTACAGAATTTTTACAGAATTACAGAATTTTTAACTTTTGGCGGAATTATTTTGGCGGGAAAAAAAAATTGGGTTTGCAATAATTTTTATTTTTGAAAAAATGAAAATGAAAATGAATTCTCTTAAAATGTTTGTTATACTAATATATAAGTGGTATAAACTGTATGTACTTAATATGAAAGTACTAAGGTATTTATATCTTTGTATATAGAACAGCTAATTTTTAAATGTATAAAAGTGTAAAAGAATAAATAGAAGGAAAATTTAACTTGTTTTTGTTGTAATTAATTTATTTTGTTGTAATTAATTTATTTTGTTGTAATTAATTTATTTTGTTGTAATTAATTTATTTTGTTGTAATTAATTTATTTTGTTGTAATTAATTTATTTTGTTGTAATAAATTAATTAATTTATTAACAACACTTTTTTTATTTGATTGAAATAATTTTTCATTAATTTTAAAAGTTAATATATTATTTAAACCCAGTATTGAAGAATTATTATCAATTATAGGTAATTTTATTAAGTTATGATTTTCTATATTTGTCATATTATTAATAATATTTTTATATTCGTCTGTTTTTATAATCATTATAGAATCCTTGGATAATTTATCAAATTTTTTATTAAAATTCTCTAATATAGTATTATTAAATAAATAATTTAAAATATCTTTTTTAACATTATCATTATTTTCTTCATAATTTAATAATCCTGATTTAAAATTAGTAGGTATTCCATAACTATTTAATTTTGATTCAATACTCTTATCTGCATTATTATCTGCATTATTTTCTGCATTATTTTCTGCATTATTTTCTGCATTATTTTCTGCATTATTTTCTGCATTATTATCTGCATTATTATCTGCATTATTATCTGCATTATTATCTGCATTATTATCTGCATTATTATCTGCATTATTATCTGCATTATTATCCTTTTTAATTCCTGTTTTAACTTCAAAATTGAAAAATGTTTTTAGAAATATATTCATTTTATTAAATTTTATTACATCTTTATTATTAATAATTTTAGCAAAAACTAATGTATAATTCTCCATTATTGTAATTATATAATATAATTATATATAATATAATTATATTATAATACTTATGGAAAGTAATTATGACTTAAAAGAAAATATTTTAAATAAAACAAAAGATATTAAAAATAATTATACAAATATATTAGAAACAATTGAAGAACAAAATGAACTTATAGAGAATAACTATAATAAAATTGTTGATATTAATGAAAGTTTAAAAGACAGTTCTTCACTTATAAAAAAAATAAAAAAATCTATTTGTCATTGTTTTACGACTAAATCAATAGAAAAAAAAGATAATATTAATAAAATTACTATTATAAATAAAAAATGTAATGAAAATGATTTGGGGAGTATTTCTTTTATTAAAATGGGTAAAAATAATGAAAAAAGTAATGATAATTTTAAAAATAAATTATTAAATGAATTGGATGTTATTCATACTTTAAGTAAAATTCAAAACGAACAAATTGTAAATCAAAATAAAATTCTTAATAAAATGGAAAATAATACTGAAGTAATAAATAATAAAATTAAAAAAAATAATAAAGAAATTAAAAATATTTAAATTCAAACTGTATTTACTATTAAATTTATAAATTATTTAGAAAATAGATTATAATAATAAATACAGTTTAAAGTTATGTTTGTTGGAGTTCAACCTTTTTGTATTTTAAATAACGAAATTATGTTTTTAATAGGTCAAGAAAAAGAAGAAATTGGTTATAAAGATAGTTTAAAGTGGAGTGGATTTGGTGGTTTAAAAAATAATAATGAGTCTTACTTACGAGGTGCTATTAGGGAATGTAGTGAAGAAATAATGGGAATTTTTTCAGAAATAGAAATTAAAAAAAGAATAATAAATCGACCAGTATATTATCGGAATAGTTGTATATATTTTATGAAAGTAGATTTTAATAAAAACCTACCATTATTATTTGATAATTTTTATAAGTATGTTAAAAAAGCAATTAATATAAATATAGCAAATGATGGATTTTTTGAAAAATGTAAAATAATGTGGATTAAAAAAAGTAATTTATTAGAATTAGATAATAATGATATAATACTAAGAAAAGATTATAAAAAATCTTTAAAAGTATTATGTAAGGAATTGAATAGTATTATTTTATAATAAATATTATTTTATATTAAATATTATGTTATATAAAAAATATTATATATATATATATATGAATGATATGAATGATATTGAATTAAATGATAATAATATAAAATTTATTATAAATTATTTAAATATTAATGGTTTAGAAAATTTGAATGATAAGAATTTAGAAACAGAGGATTTAAAAAAATTAATTATAAAAAAATTACCTAAGGAATCAATACTAAAATTATTAGAAATTCAATCAATTAAGGCAGAAAGGGATGAATTATTAAAAAAACAAGAAACAGAAATAAAAAATTTATTAAAAAAAACAAATATAAATATTAAAAATAAAGAGGAAATTCCTAATTCTAATGTAGTAGAAAAATATGAAATTATATATAATAAAGGTAAAAAAACAGAAATAGAACAAGAATTAAAAGAACAAGATATTTTAGAAAATGATAGATTAAAAAGAAAAGCAAATTACTTATTACAAGAAGAAATAAATAAAATAAGAGAAAAATATAAATATCCTTACACTATTGATGAAGGAAAAAAAACGGATACTTATCCTTTAAAACATACAATTTTTAATGCATTTAAAAACTATAAAAGAACAATTGATCCATCACGAGATAATATATCATATTATAAAACTAATGACACACGTGATAGACCTATTGGTCTTAATAATTCTATTCATAGAATACCGTATGCAAAAAAAATAAATGAAAATAAAGAATTATCATTTAGGGAAAGAATGGAACAAAGATTAAAAGATATAGGTATTAATAGAGATATAAATGGAGATACGACATATAAAAAATATGAAAAAGAACCACAATTATATGTTAAAGTTATTGATACAGATTATGATAAAAATGATTTTGATAAATCTAAAAGACCAAGTTTAAAATTATTAATTGATAAATTAAAAGATAAATATATAAATAATGCTAAATATGATAAAGAAGAAATGGAATTTTATAGTACATTAACAAATACTAAAAAAAATAAAGTTGATAAATTAGAAAATAAAATATCTAAAATTAATAACGTTAAAACACCTTTAAGATTTAGAATTTTAGCTTCTAAATTATCAATATCTAAAAAATCCACTATTATTAATAAATTAGAAAATTTAACTTCTAATAAAATGTTTGGTAGTTCAGAAATTACTAAATATTCTAATTGGGTTACTTCATTATTAAAAGTTCCTTTTGGTAAATATTGTGAACTTCCTATTGATTCAAAATCTACTGATAAAGAAGTTGGTAATTATCTTATCAATGTTAAAAATACATTAGATAGTGCTGTTTATGGTCATGAAAAAACTAAGGAACAAATTTTACAAGTTTTAGCTCAATGGATTAGTAAACCAGATAGTGTAGGTAATTTTATTTCTATTGAAGGTCCAGCTGGAAATGGAAAAACTACACTAGTCAAAAATGGTATTTCTAAAGCTATTGGAAGACCTTTTGCTTTTATTTCATTAGGTGGTGCTACAGATGCCTCTTTCTTAGATGGCCATTCTTTTACATATGAAGGTTCTATGTATGGTAAAATTGCTGATATTTTAATGAACTGTAAATGTATGAATCCTGTATTTTATTTTGATGAATTAGATAAAATTTCCAAATCACAAAAAGGCGATGAAATTTCTAATTTATTAATACATTTAACTGACTCAAGTCAAAACGACCAATTTAATGATAAATATTTTAATGGTATTAACTTTGATTTAAGTAAAGCTTTATTTATATTTTCATATAATATTAGAGAAAATGTTAATCCAATTTTATTAGATAGATTAATTAATATTAAAACAAAAGGTTTTGAAATGGATGATAAAATTAAAATTGCTAAGGACTATTTAATTCCTGATATTTGTGATATGTTATGTATGAAACAAGAAGAAATTATATTAGAAGATGATACTTTAAAATATATTATTAAAGAATTTACAGCAGAAGAAGAAGGTGGTGTAAGAACATTAAAAAAAATATTATATAATATTTTTTCCAGAATTAACTTACTTAATTTAACAAAACATAATGATGATATTAAATATACTTTCGATACTGATATTAAAAAAAACGATAAAAATGCTATTGTTATTGACGAAGAAACATTAAAAAAATTAATAGTTGAAGATAAAATTGAAGAATCTATACCTCCAAGTATTGAACATTTATATATTTAATTTTTGTTTAAAAGCATTTATTATAAATAATATTTTAGTTTTATAATCATTTAATAATAGTAATAATGTTGCTGCACCAAGTACTGTTCCATTTATTTCTTTTAATTTTCTTATATGAAATCCTCCTACATTTTCAAGAATAAATGGTACTCTTTTTATTATTTTACGAGTTAATGCATTCCATAAAATTATTACAGCCATTTCTAAAAATACTTCTAGAATTATTTTCCATAATGGTGTTTCTTCCAATTTATCTACACTGGTTCCAAACTTACTAAATAAATTATCTATAAATACTGAACCTAATACTAAAAAAGTGGTATATAATACTCCTACATGTACTATCCCACTCATTTTTATAATATCAAATATAAATTTTTTTTTTTTCTCGTTTTGAATTTGATTCATATTATATATATATATATATATAATATAAAAATATTAAATAAACTATTTAAAATTAATTTATTAATTGTATCTAAATTATGTCAATAAAAATTATTTTAAAAACCCTTGATAAAACTAAATATATAGAATATATTGATGAAACAAATACTATTTTTGATTTAAAAAAAAAAATAGAGACTAATTATAATTTTTCAATTGATAATATTAAATTATTATACTTAGGTAAAATATTAGAAAATAATAAAACTATTAAATCAATTAATTATACAGAAAATTCATTTATAGTTTTATTTATAACAAAAAATAAAATATCTCAACAAATAACAAAAAAACCTGTAGAACACTCAAGTAATGAAAGTACAGAACAATCAAGTAATGAAAGTACAGAACAATCAAGTAATGAAAGTATAGAACAATCAAGTAATGAAAGTACAGAACAATCAAGTAATGAAAGTATAGAACAATCAAGTAATGAAAGTACAGAACAATTAAGTAATGAAAGTATAGAACAATCAAGTAATGAAAGTATAGAACAATCAAGTAATGAAAGTACAGAACAATTAAGTAATGAAAGTATAGAACAATCAAGTAATGAAAGTATAGAACAACCATTAAATCATTTTTCTTTAAATATATTAGAAAATGAAAATATAGAACAATCTAATATACATAGAAATGAAGAAGTTGAGGAAGTTGAAGAAGTTGAGGAAGTTGAAGAAGTTGAAGAAGTTGAAGAAGTTGAAGAAGTTGAAGAAGTTGAAGAAGTTGAAGAAGTTGAAGAAGTTGAAGAAGTTGAAGAAGTTGAAGAAGTTGAAGAAGTTGAAGAAGTT